AGGCAAGCAGTATCTCTCTCTATTGCAGCAGTACTTGAGTCCAGAGAAGACTATAAGTTTCAGCCGAGTCACCAACAAACTCAAGATAAACACGGATTGGTCGGAATCTCTTCAGGTTGGGGACAAGATACTCGTTCAGGCGTATGTTGCATTGAGTCCCGAGACTTATCCAGAGATATACAACGACATTCTCCTGAAGCAATATGTCACGGCTCTCATCAAGAGACAATGGGCATCCAACCTCAGCAAGTTCTCAAACATAGCATTGCCTGGTGGAATGCAGTTCGATGCACGCGATATGTACAATGATGCCATGGTAGAACTCACGAAGATTGAGGACACCGTGCAGAGCAAGTACGAACTACCAACCGATTTCATGGTGGGCTGATGGCACGGAACAACTACTTCAAAGTCTCTTCCCGTGAGTCCGATCTGTTTGAACAACTTGTTGTCGAGCAGATTAAGATCTATGGCTTTGATGTGCATTACATCTTCCGCAAGTTTCAGAATTTGGACAATCTCTTTGGCGAGGATACTGTATCCAAATTCGATAAGAGTTTTCAGGTGGAGATGTTCGTAGCCAACTATGAATTCTTTGAAACTCAGAATAAAATAATGGATAAGTTCGGAATCAATCTTCAAGATTCCGTAACTCTCATGGTTTCCAAGAAGAGATTTTCAGAAGAAGCCGCCAGATATGGAACCGACACAACTCCACAGGAAGGCGATCTCATCTACTTTCCCGAGTATGGTGGTCTATATGAAGTGAAGTATGTTGGAAGCAGGAACTCGTTCTTTGCCTATGAACTATCCTGTGAACTCTTCAGATACTCTGGCGAGCAGATCGATACCGAGATCAAGGAAGTTGATGATATCGAAACGGAGATCGTCACGGCTGTCAGAGAGTTTACCATCAGTGGTGTCTGTGGTGGATTCTATGAAGGCGAGAAGATATATCAGGGTTCTTGCCTTGGTTTGGCATCTTGGTCTGCCACCATTCTCAACTTCAACTCTCTTGTCAATACCGTGCAAGTACATACCGAAACTGGCACACCATCCTCCTTGTTGAGAATCAAGGGACAACAATCCAATGCATCCGCTGATTATGAAACCATCACCACAACCGAGAAGAAGTATATCAATGCCAATCTTGATGATGGTGGAGACATTGAGAGAGAAAGAGCCAAGTTGGATATAATCGACTTTACCGATAAGGATCCATTTAGCGAGGGCAACTACTAATGTTTCGCTATTACTATCACGGAAGCATTCGAAAACTAGTGGTCGCATTCGGTTCGTTGTTCAATGAGATATACATTTCTCGCAAGGAAGCAGATGGAACAGAGCAGAAGAAGATAAAGGTTCCTATCTCATATGGTCCAAAGGAAAAGTTCGTCCGCAAGATCAAGGAACTTGATGAGGCAGATCCAGCAAGAAAGAGTTTCGAAAACATTCTTCCAAGGATGTCGTTTGAGATTTCTTCCATGGTCTATGACACAAATAGGAAACTCAATAGCCACAACAAGGTGTATTCAGTCAGAGATGAAAACGATGGGACCATATCATATGCATATAGCGAGGTTCCATACAACATAGAGTTCACTCTCAACATAATGAATAGAAACATAGATGATGGATATCAGATCATAGAGCAAATACTGCCTTATTTCACACCAGACTTCACCATCAGCATGAACTTCACGGAACTAGATAGAAAGATGGATGTTCCAGTCATTCTTTCTTCAGTCAATAGCGTGGAAGATTACGAGGGCGATTTGAATGAAAGAAGACTGATTACCCATTCCCTCATCTTTCAGACAAAGTCCTACATCTTCGGACCAATCAGGACTTCGGGACTCATTCGCGAAATCGACCTAACCTTCAGAGAACTAACGGACGAGTAAATGTCATCAACCGCAGAAAGAAATCTAGATGGATTCCTGAATCAGTACCGCATCGTAACGATTGCTACTGAATCTGCCGATTTGACTACGGCAAATACGATAAAGAAGATTCGTCTCACGGTGGAGCAGAGGGAAGTCACTCCAGAGATTTTTTTCAGTAGGAGCATTATTCCGTATTTTGCACCAACGGAAGATCGCAATCTATTTACTGATTCACTCACGGGGTCAAATGATGGCTTGACATATGAGTATGTCAGATTCTTTGCTGGTCTTACATATCTTCAGAGTCTTGGACATGAAGTTCTCTATGATGCCGATCAACTGAGACAAGCCGAGTTCTGCAACATAGGACAATCTACATCATACGGGGCTTTCAAACCACTATACGATAATACAAATGTTCTTCTTCAGTATCCTCAGTTCTATAGCATAACTGGTGCAAACCAACCGATTGGTGTAACTGCATTTACTGGTGTGACTGCGAAAGGTTCATCGGCAGGAACATATACAATAGTGAACTTTGGTGGAGTCCTTGCACCATTTCAACTGCTTGCACATCCCTCCACAATCGGATTGACCCACACCAATGGACTTCCAATTGCAGAGGCAGACTCTCCGTTGTATTTCGGGCTATCGGCAAACACGGGTCTGACTGCTTCCATGAAGTCGATATATTTTACTCCCGATATTCATTTGTCAACAAGAAGAAACTTCGCCATCCTTTCGGATAGGGGGTTGACCTTCTCTGGTCTTGTATCATCATTCGAACCATACTACTCGTTCATAAAGTATTCAGACAATGCTTTTATGCGTGGTGAAACAGGGATGATATCTCAGTATGTTGGTAACTCAGCGAATCCAGCATGGTCTGTGGAACTCGTTCGTAGTTCTGGTAAGACGGGAAACTACATCAATCTTGATGGCTTCAATCTCAGCAAGAGTTTCAATGAGAGATTCTTCAGTGAGTTCAAGACATATCCCAGAAGGTATAAAGCCATCCCATCGGTTGGAGCAAATCTAGGACAATATTCATATCCATACACCACATCTGTATTTGGTTGGGTTCCATCAATACCAACTCCAGGTACAGCAAGGGATGGAACTGGACCATTTGCAAGTGGAGGAGCGTCATATTTCCTCAATAGAATTGCGGGTACTACATTTTACCCACCCCCAAATACTTACAACTATCTTGGTCCGAGTGGTGCAACCGCATTTGGTGGTTCTGGTGGATTGTCTGGATGGAACACTTATTTTAAATCTCGCATAGAGGATTCTTCTTTTTATAATGAATATTTTATGCTTGGCGGTGCAACATCTACAACAGCAGCATCCAACACATATCAGGCTTCAAGACTACTTCCTGCAAATATTCTCAAGTTGTTCGTTGACAACTCTGGTCCTAGAGGTCCGCTTGGAATTACCATGAATTTTCTTGATTCATATTACTACGACATCTATCAAGAGCAGTTGGAATACGGCGGATACAAGGACATGAACTTCTTTGTGATGGAGTTTGTTCCGAGATTCAATCCATTCATACCAGTGCAAATAAAGGGTTCTTTTGCTGATTCTTCTTCAAGAAATCATCCTTCAAGAAGAGATTGCACGATTCATCAGGATATGGGAGGAAATAGTGCTGAGAGACTATTCAATCTCAAAGAATCCATGAAAGCAACCATTCACTCATCGCTCAAGATGTGGAAGTTGCTGCTTGATGAGAGAGGCAAGTCCAACTATAGAATCGTACCAGTTGTCTCTGGTAGAAATGAAGATTATGATTTGACAAGAGGTGGTTCTGTTCCATATAAGTCAGCGGATTTTGTTGAATATCTTGTGAAGCCCATGTTCAATGGAGATGTTCCCGCAAATGGCTTTGTTCTAAAGAACGATGTCGATCAACTGCTATTGAATGGATTCTATCTTGGAAATATTGGAAGAGGTGCTGCTGAGTACACGAAGGTAGTGACCAATGGTGGTATATCTGGAGCCGATCCAACCACAGCATTTATTCGCGGTCTTGAGACTTACTTCTTCAATCTACAGCAACTACAATCAATAATGACATTTCCAGAAACTTTAGATGATTTTGGTCTAACTGGTGCGGTATCAGAATATACAAACTATTTCAACACATTTAGGTCTGGTAGATTTAGCGACTATAGGGTGTATGAAACAAATACTGGATTTACTGGTGGAAATACTAAGATTCCATATGGATTCAATGGAACATTCAGATGGTTTTCTGTTCCGCTGAACGAAGAATCCATAATGTATACCAATACTTCTTTGCGCGATAGATGGCAAAGTGTAGGCAATGATAACATCATAACCGCGTATAAAATCATGAGAGATGCGTACTTTGAACTATCAAAGGAACAACTTGCTACTGCAATTCAATACTTTAAAGATAATAAGATAACTACTCTTGTGGAGTACAGATCGACTGATCAGTTCGTAGGAAGGTGATATATCATGAGCAAAATGGATGAGAATCTATCTGAGATTCTAAACATAGATCCAGAACCAAAAACCATTGTGGCAAGACCACCAGAACCAAAGGAGGTCACTGTTGCAATGGATGATGCCGACAAGGACTTCCAACGAGCAAGAGAAAACCTCAAGGAACTCGTCAATCTAGGCTTTCAGGCAATCGACGGAGTGCTGAAGGTGGCAAGCGAGGGTGATTCACCCAGAGCCTATGAAGTCGTTGCACAGATGATAAAAGCAGTTGCAGAGACAAACAAGGATCTTGTGGAACTTCATCAGAGAATGAAGACCATCAAGGAAGACAAGTATGAGCAGAAGACGGTGAACAACACCACTAATGCCATATTTCTGGGTTCCACAAAGGAACTACAAGAACTTATAAATCCGAAGAGAAGTTTCGCAAAGGCTATCAAAGACACGGATTCTATACTCGATTCCTCAAAGAAGATCATAGAAAATGGCTGATACTAAGAATAGCAAGAACTATCTTGGCAATCCAAATCTAAAGGCTTCGGATGTAAAGCACGATTGGACAAAGGAGCAACTTGAGGAATATGCCAAGTGCGCTCGCGACCCGATCTATTTTGTACAGAACTATGTGAAGATCATCAGTCTCGACAAGGGTCTTGTTCCGTTTGAACTATATGACTTTCAGGAAGAGATGGTACGAACTGTCCACAACAACAGATTCGTCATTGCCAAACTCCCACGACAAAGTGG